TCTGAAAATGACGAAACACTCTTGAGAGTGTCGTTTCTTTCAGATGTGATTTAAATGTTTTCATTATATACTTTCTCCTAATGGTATTTCAAATTGTGCTAGTTTATTTTTCCATTTCCAAAATGAATTACCATGACTTGTTCTGGTTAAAGTCATCCATTGCCATTGATGAATCATCTCATGAGCCAACGTATATAAGAACTCATTCTTATTTATAAAACGGTCTGTTATAGATAAAACACCATAAATTTTTCCATCATGTTCTTCATAAGGAATGTGTTCTGCGTGGCACCCCTTCTTTTGTAATATTTCTATTTCATGAAAGGGATATATTTCATTATTAAATATTTCTTGATTAAATATATTAAACCAACGTGTGATGAGATGCTTTGTTGGGTAAAAGGTTTTTATTTTTTTGTTTTCTTTATATGCTCGATCCAAATTTGTTTCATAACTTCTCACTTCTTGAATAACAGGGTTCTCTTTTGTAACGTACATCAAGCCTCCTTACTTGTATCTATGAGGTCTACCTCCATTAGAGCGTTTTGCATAAACGGTAGCACTCGATTCGTTTTTATTAGGTGTAGAAATCTCTGCTTTGAAATCTCTACTAACCTCATACTCGCAAGTCATTGTTGTACCAAAAAAATTACCTACATACTTTCCTCCATCCCAATTTAATTTAAAATAATGATCGTCCTCATCAACCAAATCAACTTTAATGTGTTTTTCTTTGAAAGCTTCTACTACTGTTGCTTTATTTTCGTACAGTTTCTTCCTACCCGATTTAACACTAACAGTAGTTTCTAACGAACTGCCATCTGATTGAACACTTATTGACATTTTATGCTCCCTTTTCTTTATACATACCTGGAAATACTTCCAATACTAATTTTGATGTTAAACCCTTTACTTTAATTTTCTTCTTTAACATTTCCATATAAATAAACGCTTCTGATGGATGCATACTTTCTAATACCTGAATTAGAAGTTGATTTAATCGTTTAGGGCTTACTCCTTTATTTGCTGGATGTCCTTTTAGAAAAATAGAACACTTTGGTATCTCTCTATAAAGATTATTTTCAGACAATCCAACTGGTGCATCATTCGGAATAAAATCTGGTTGATCTTTTATCAGCCACTCTATTTTTGGATCAAACGCACCTCTCAAAATATGTTTAAATACTGAAACATCTTTATATTGTTCTAGTATTGCTTTTTTTTCTTTTTTGGTCTTTACTGCTTCAATCTTATCAAAAATCTCTGGTATCGTTTCTGTAAATCCGGTTTCTGCCATTAGAAATCTCCTATATTTTCAATTAACATTTTCAATCTATGCTTCACAAAATAATTTAACAATCCACTTCTATTAGATGGCGTCTGTCCATTATATTGTTCTAAAATCTCAAGAACTATTGGGGGTGGAATATAAGCGAAGTCTATCAACTCTTGATTGCGATCCCACCCATATACCATACCATTATCACAAAAATCTTCCCTACTTTGTGTCAACCACTTAGCAACCTTCTTCTTTGAAATTGGTTTTTGTCGAACACCTTCAACAATACAATCATCAGCTGATAAAATATTTGGAATACCATCTCCCTTATCACCACGAATAATATGTTCCTTCAAATATACGTCAGCATTAATACCCTTCAACATCTTTCCCTTCATTGGAGAATATTGTCGTATTTTCTTATATTTATACAACTGGTTGAAGTCTTTATCTGAGGAAACGATTAAAGATGCCTCATTTAAGTCATTATTCGCATATTTAGCTAATACAGCTATCACATCATCGCCTTCTGCGTGTGGAACTTGGATTACTTTATAAGGAAAATTCGTTTTAAGTTCATCTATTATCCTAGATATTGTATCAAATAAGGCTGACCAATCCATACCCCGCTCTTTGTCCTGCTTATCTCTTTGTACTTTTCTGTGGGCTTTATAATATGGATAGGCAACTTTTCTCCAACTAGAAAGATAGTCCGTACAAATAACTACTTCACCATATTTATCTTTGTGCTTGCTCCGATATGAACGAATACTGTTAAGCACCAAATGGCGGATAAAATCTTCACCGAAGCGTTCCTCATCAGGAACTCTAGCTGCTACCATAATACTACTTACAATTATATTACTGAAATCTAATAGAATCATAATACCTCATTGTCTTGATATTCTAAAGCTTCTATATTAGTAACTGAGTCAAGCCTAAATGACCTCCACTCACCTTTGTTTATATCAAAAACAGGAAGAATTTCTTTGTTCTGTTTTCGATTACTTTCACTTGTTTCCGGGACTATATGTTCTTGTAACGAACAATCCATAATACGTTCTTCACCATTTACTTTCGTAAATGTAATTCTCATAGCTCTCTTTTGTAAGTTCTTTATCAAAGCAGTTCGTTTCATTGGTTTCCTTTCATTAAATCAGTACGAATATACTTAATAACATCCCATATCTCTTTGTCTTTCAGAGTTTTTTTATGGGCAATCATACCGGTCCCTTTAGAACCATTTTTAATAATCCAAAACATTTGACCAGCAGAAATTTTCTTCATGGTTGCTTTACAGGTAAAGTTTCTTGCCTGAGGCTTCATTCGTTTACCGAATTTACCATCACCAGCTCCTGTTTTACCATGACACAGTTTACAAGCTATCGGCTTAGCAGTCTTATTAAAAAGTTTTTTTCCATTGGCCTTGTTAGCCTTTTTGGTTTTATCTTGTTTAACAAGTGACGTTGGAGCAGACTTTGTTTTTCTTGGCTGTGGACATTTGCCAGCATATGCTGAACTAACCATAACCAAAGTAAACATGACAACAATCAATAAAATAAATTTCTTCATTCTTTATCCTCCTCCAAAAAATGGTTCTTTCACTTTATCAGCAACAACACCAAACAATGAACGATCTTCATTCCGTATTTCACCCACCTGTGTATCCACAAATGGAATAACATCATTTTCAATAATATTAATTGCACCACCAAATCCTTCGCTAACTATTTCTGATACTCGGTTCCATTCTCGTTCCACAATTTCTGAATTGGTTTTTCCACCAGTATCAGTAAAAACTAATACACTCATAAGATAAATTAAAGCTATCAGTATTAATGTTTTTAATTTACTCCACATTTTAAAATACTCCTTAATATAATCTTGATGTTAAATCAACATCACCATCATTAAAATTATCAAAAAAATCCCAATCACGATTCTCAAAATAATCATTATCAATTATAGTTTGAATACCACTATCTTGATGCATCATTCTTTTATCGAATGCATTATGTTTATAGTTATCTGTGATTCTCCGCTTTCTAGCCGGTTTCTTAAACATCAGAATACTCCTAATAATATAGTTTGGGCATTAATACGACCCGTCATTTTTTGCTCTTTGGTTTTCATATTATTCAGCTGCTTTTTCAAAGAGCGTTTGTTTAAGACACTTAATATGTCTTTTGGTTTTCTAACAGTTTTCTGGATTGACATATCTTCATCAAAATGTTGTATGGTACAACCTTTAACAGAAAGTCCCCGAACAGAATTGACTGCGTGATACACACCGAGAGTTTTATATCTTGTATTATACACCCACAATTCATTGGCCCCAATAATTTTCTCTGGATTAACACTAACCAATTTAAGATCAGAAAACTCTTGTTGATACTTTAAAGTCTTGACAAGTCTTGTAGCTGTTAATGTTTTCTTCTTCCGTGGTTTGCGTTGTGCTGTAGAGTTCTTAATAATACGTTCTAAATCATCAACTATCAAACCATAGAAGTCCATCATCTTTTTATGGTACTTTGGTTTCAAGTGCCTCCATGCTTCTGAGTAATATTCCTCATCTTGATTATATACATCAACCAACTCATTATAACAATCAACATAAAACGGCCTCATCTTTCGTGCGTGTACAGCGTTGCATCCAATCTTTGACATATGGTTATATACATCATATTTCATCTTATAATCACTATCTATGAAATCATCCACTTGTCCTTCTACTGCGGAAATGAATTCTTCCACTTTATTTTGTAGTCGTGCTTGGATACTGATTTTTGGCCGAGATTTTTTTTCGACATCTTTTTTTTCAGAATCATCGCTGTTTTTTGGTAAGCTCGGATCAATTTTAAAACCATGAACTACTGGAACTGCTCTTGTAGCACCATCAGCACACACCATCAAATCATATATTTGTTTACTCATACTCTTTTCCCCCAAACTTTGAAATTTACTTTGCATTATCTTGCACTTGGGCCGTCATCATTATTCACTAACCATGCAATCCATAGACATACGCATAGTGTTCCCACGATCTGAATTGATTGTGTTAAATCTTCCATAACAATCTCCCAATTCCAAAAATTGCTATTGTTATCACTACTACATTCAATACAATTAAATTAACACTATTTCGCATATAAGCATTAATGATATGTAATGATGAACCTACAATCTGCACAAGAAATATTGTAAAGATTGAAACATCCTCACCATACCAAGCCATCAAAGCATAAATACTAATAAAACATAATGAACCAATCGTTTCACAAAATAAGCGAAAACGATTGTTCTT